GCAATTGGTATGGTCCTTCCTTCAGGAGCGGATGAATGAACTCTTTCGAGGGTCTTTCATCAACTTCCGTCGTCAAGACCTATCAAGTGAAATGGTTATCAGTGCTTCCCGAGATCGGCAGCTAGCTACGGTAGACTTATCGTCTGCTAGCGACCGTCTTTCGTGCTGGACCGTGGAGCGTATCTTTAGGGGTAATACTTCCCTACTGCACGCTCTGCACGCCGTACGAACGAGGTACACGAGAGATGAAATCTCAAGTGCTCCGAGCTTCTTAAGACTTAAGAAGTTTGCCTCGCAGGGTTCAGCTACAACATTTCCAGTCCAGTCGATCGTATTCCTTATACTTGCTCTAGGAGTAAGCGTTCGGGGTCCGATAAGCTGGTCCTCAATCTGGAAAATGTCAAAACAGGTCCGCGTGTATGGCGATGATATAATTTTGCCATCACGTGGGTATGCGCCTTTACTGGCCGTAATGGAAACCCTAGAGTTGAAAGTGAATACGAGTAAATCGTATGTCACTGGATTCTTTAGGGAATCCTGTGGCTCCGACGCTTACCAGGGTGACGATGTCACTCCGGTAAAGCCGAAGACAGTAACGGCTGACGCGCCAATGGCGATTCAGGCTGTTATTGATACATCCAATAATCTCTTCATGAAAGGATTTTGGCATGCATCAGACAACTTGCTCCATCTCTTACCTCCACATATTCGACGTGGACTCAGAGTTGTGGACCCAAGAGCCATTGGTTACGCAGGTCTCATCTCGTATTCTGGCGGCGATGAATCTCATCTTAGAAAAAGATGGAATTCGCGCTTTCATAGGTACGAGGTCCGAGTTTGGTCTTTATCAGACAAAACTCCAAAAGAGAACCGCGGAGGGTTCGAATCACTGCTGGATTTCTTTACCAGACCACACAATACTGAGCATGCTCGGATTGTGTCGGATAGATGTGTTCGAACCCGGAAGATCAGAGGTGATCTTCTATGGGAGCCCGTTAACCCTCATGCTCTCAGAGCTGCTTGACTTCGACTTAGGTTCCTACCTTCGTGGCAACATGTATGCGCGGGAAGAGAATGGCAATGAATGCTATCTCGACCTTACGTATCGTGTTGTTCACGATTGGGGGCCTGAAGTTCGTGAGTCTTATGTAGCTCATGTTGAGTATGAGAGAGCTTGCAGATACTACCAGGAGTTAAATACTCCGTTTGGTCCCCAGCAAAGGGACCATCCTACGGTAGGTCTGTCGACTCTTAGGACAGGTTAACGAGGGTAGG